GGTGTAATAGAAAAAGGAATATCTAGGGGTAAAAATGTTTCTAGAATAGTTGATAATATTTTATCTGATTACTATGATTTCTATGGATATATGGGATTTGTAACCCATGTAAACAAAATAATAGGAAATGTCAAAAATAAATTCAAAAGTTTAAGAGACCAGAAGGCATTGAATAAAGAAATAAGGAAAAGATTAAAGGAATATTTTTCAGATAGTATGATTATAATTGACGAGGCGCATAATATTTCCAATAAGAGTGTTGAGAAGACTATAAAAGAAGTTAATATGAATTCTAATAATTCAAGGTCATTAATTAATAATACTAAAACAATAGATGGTAAATTATTTACTTCTGTAATTAAAAATGTAATAAGAAATGCTGACAATTTAAAACTGGTATTACTGACTGCAACACCTATGTATAATGAAGCATATGAATTATTAGATTTACTAAATATATTATTATTAAATGATAATATTCCAGAATTAAAACAGAAAGATATATTTGATAAGGAAAATAAATTAATTGAAACAAGTATTCCTTTACTGAGACAGAGATTAAATGGTTATGTATCATATTTAAGAAGTGAAAATCCAATTAATTTCCCATATAAAATTTATCCATTAGAGTATGAAAATAAATTCATAAAAAATGAGTTATATCCTAAATTAAATAGAGATGGACAAGTTTTAGGTAACCGTATAAATCATTTAAATATAATCGGTTGTCCTATGAATGGTTTACAGTGGGAGGTATATCAAAAATATTATTATGTAGAACAGAAAAAGGTATCTTTTGACTCAAGTGGAAGTCAGTTATCGAATATAGTTTATGGAGAAGATTTAGATATATCTAATGATGATATATTATCTAGTAGTGAACACTTTGGAACTTCTAGTTTCGAAAGAGCATTTAGAGTTACCGAAAATAAAGGTAATATTAATATACATATAAATGAAGGTTTTGAGGAATTATTAAAATTGGAAAATTTACATAAAATATCTTGTAAGATAAATAATTTTATTCAGGGTTTATTAAAGAAAATTCCTGATGGGATTATTTTTATTTATTCTCAATTTCTTAATACTGGGGTATATAGTATTGCTCTATTTTTAGAATTAATAGGTGTAAATAACTATAACGGAAGTAATATATTGAAAAGTAAACGTGTAGACGATTTAATGTATAAAGGAAAACCATTGAGATACATATTAAAGACAGGTAATTCTAGGAAAGATTTTCAAAATTATAAGAATAATGATGAAATAAATAATATGGATGGTAGTTTAGTTAAATTTATTTTAGGTACTAAAGCAGCAGCAGAAGGTATTAGTATTTTTAATGTCAGGGAAATTCATATATTTGATCCATGGTTTCATTTAAATAGAATAGAACAAATTAATGGAAGGGGTATTAGGAATTGTTCTCATAAGTTATTAGATTTAGTAAATAGAAATGTTTCTATTTATATGTATGCGGCTATAGAACCTGAAAATAGAAGAGAAACTATTGATTTAAAAATGTATAAAGACTCAGAGAAGAAAGCTATTAATATGGGTAAAATCCAATTAATTATTAAAAGTTCCGCGATGGATTGTTATTTAAATAAAGATGGTAATACCTACCTAAATTATGCGTGGAATAATAATATTGATATTACAGACTCCAGGGGAAATAAGAGAAAATTTAATTTAGCAGATAAACCATTTACTGATAGTTGTAATTATAGCACAGAGGAAAAATGTCCTGATTTTAAGTGTTATAGTGAAGGTGGTGTAGAGAAGAAAGTAGTAGAGGATAAAGTAGATAATTCAACCTATAAAAAAGAGTTATCAGAGAAAGATATACAATATTATCAAGAATTAGTAAAAGACTTATTTAGTAATTTAGAGAAAAAATATACACATATTAGGGTGGTTTTTACTTTAACTGATATTAAAAATTATATTAAAGATAATGATAAAATGTTAATAGATGATAAATATCGTGAAGAAATAATTTATTATGCTTTGGATGAAATGATAAATAAAAATATAGAGATTGAAGATATTTTTAAAAGAAAAGGGAGAATAATTAATAAAAATAATTATTATATTTTCCAACCATTAGATTTATCGGATAATATACCTATAACGTATAGAAAATTAAATTATAAGAAGAAGATAAATAAAGTTATCCTAAAAAATTTAACAATAAATAAAACTAAAAAGAAGCAATCTGTAATTAAGACAATTCGGAAAGATGATAAGATGAATGATATATTTGAATCATTTTTAAGAATTTCTTTAGACAATAAATATTTTTATCAAGAAAATATGGAAAGTAAAAAGAAAGATAATATTATTAATGATTTAGATTTCTTAGATATAGAAAGATTTTTAAAAGAACGTATATTTATCGAATATCAATATGATCATTTAAGCAAAAATGAAAGGGAACATATGATAAAATTCTTAGTTTTAAAAATTAATGAGACTGAATATAATTCAGAGATATTATCAAATACAGTAAATTTAGGTAATTTAGATAGAAATATTGTAACTGAATACCTAAAACAAAAATTACTGGCAGAAAATAAATTAGAAGATATTAATGAAGATAAATTACTATACTTAATTAAATATTGTCTTTTTAATCATTTGGAATTTAATAGACAGGTGGGTTATGAAACTAGTATGGATATTAATTATTTAGGTTATAGAATTTATACTTCAATAACATTAAGTAGAAAAATGGAAAGTAAATTGGAATTATTTAAGTTATCAGATGTAAAATTTGTAAAGACAAATCCTGCGGAAGAAATCATTTTAGGTGAATACCATGATACCTATAAAATGTCAATTATAAAGGATAGAGATTTGGCAGATATATATGGTTTGTATTTCTGTGATAGAATTAAATTTAAAATTGTGGATAATAATATTGAAAATACTGGTGATAAAAGAACTTTAAAACCGGGTGTAGGTTGTGAAAATAGTGCTACTACTAATAGAAAACTATTAATTCCATTAATGAAAACATTGAAAGATGGTGATAGATTATTGGATGATAAAGCTAAACAAAAATATAAATGTTTTGTAATGGAAATATTCTTTAGGTATAAAGAATATTTAAGTCAAAGAAAAAGAGGAAAAGTATATTTCTTTAATCAAGGATTACATGGATTAGTTGAATAATAATAAAATTGATTTGAATAATTTTATTTAAATAAAAATATTATAAATATTATAAATGAGTGATATATTTTTGGAAAGTATTTTATCAACTAATATTCAATTAAAACCAAGTGAATATAATAAGGATATTGATATTATAATCCTGGAAAAACTTAAAAATAAAGTAGAAGGTAAATGTGATAAAAATGGATATATTAAACCAGGAAGTGTAGAAATTATTAAGAGGAGTATGGGACAATTACTACAGGCTCAATTTAATGGTTGTTCAACATTTAAGGTTTTGTATAAAATACTAACTTGTAATCCTGTTGAGGGAATGATAGTTAAATGTTCTGTTCTAAATAGAAATAAAATGGGGTTATTCTGTGAATTATATAATCACGATCCTTCTCCATTAACAATAATTCTAGCAAAACAACATCATTTGAAAGATGATAGATATGAAGATATAAAAATTGGTTCTAGTGTAGATGTTCAAATTGTTGGGATCCGGTTTGAATATAATGATACTCAAATTTCTTGTATTGGAAGATTACATTCAGATGAAAATACGATGGACAACGAAGACAACGAAGACAACGAAGAAGAAGAATATTATAATGAAGAAGAAGATGAAGAAATGGAAATTGAAGAAGAATTAATTATTCCTGATATAGAAACCAAACCTAAAGAAAAACCAAAGAGTTTAATTGATTTAATGACTTCTAGTGTAGAGGAACCTGAAGAACCTAGAGATGATGTATTAAATTTAAATGAAGGTTTAGAACCAGTAGATCTTGAAGGTAATAAAGATGAAGATTTAGGTTTGGAATTTGAAGGTGAGGTAATGAATTTAGAAGAAGAATCACAAAAAAATAGGAAATCAATTCATTTAACTGATGAAGATGAACAAATTGAAAAATTGACATTCAAAGTTTATAAGAGTGAAATAAAGAAATGCGAAGATAGTAAATTTATGACATTAGTGGAACCGTCAAAAGATAAAAAATTAAAAAGATTTTATATAGAGTATTACAATTATTATCTTCTTAATAATATGCTGGTAGATTATTTCGAAGCAAATAAGAAAAATCCAGCAACAATTTATATTAATGAGGATTATCAATTTAAGGATAATATGATTAAATTAGTGAAGGGATATTTAAGTCACATGATTATAGAAGAAACAGATGAAAATACCTATGTTATTTAAATTAATTTGATTTTCTATATATTTTTTATTTTTATATAATTTTAATATTTTTATATAATTTTAATATTTTTATTATAAATTCTAATTACTTCTCTTTCAATTTCTCTTTCTTTATTGATATCTAAAAATTGTTTCATATAATTAGTCGCATTTTTACTTATATATTTACATCTTTCATTATTATTTAAACACCAAGAGTATTTTTCTTCTAAATCGGAGAAGTCGTCTTTTAATGGAATGTAGTGGAAATAGGGAATAAGTTTATCTTCCATGATCCAACTAAAATTTCTAGGTTTTGCCATTAGAACTACACTATTGGAATAGAGCATCCATTTTAATCCACTAGCTACTTCATTTCCTTCAACAGATATTAGATATTTATATTTCAATAATTCTATCATTTCTTTAGGATTTTTGAAATATAAATTTTTCTCTTTCTCTGAAAAAATATCTTTAGTCATACCTACTAACTCATTATTATTTATAAATTTATTTCTACAAAATCCTATGTCAATTTCTTTATGATTGTAATATTTTTTTACTAGTGTATATCTATTGGCTTTTTTACTTGTTTTTCCAGTTGTGCGGCCTCTCCAAATCATTTTATTTTTTTTCAAATGGAAGGTAATATCCGGTTTCTTTACTAATGTTTCAACCAAATTCATATGTCTATATCTTTTAAAATTAATTAATATGTTGTTATTATTTTCTCTTCTTGTTTTACATAAAATAGGAAGTAATTTAGGATTGTCGTTATAATCTTTAATATTGAATATAACATTATTTTTTATTTTAGTTTCCTTGAGAAGTTGTCTGAGGTATTCGGGATAAAAATAATAATTATTTATATCATTTTTTTTTATTTCTTGAATGCTTATATTTTCTTCGAAATTTTTGGGATCAAGTAGAATAGTATTTTTATTTTTAGGTATGTCTTCTATTCTAACTTCTACTTGTTTATCATAGAATTCACCTAAATAATATTTTATTCTATTCATATATATATATGAAACCACATTTTAAAAATAAAGATTACATAATGTTTCTTAAGTATTTAAATAATTCAAAGTCTTATTTGGAATTTGGTTCTGGTGGTTCTACATTTGAGGCAAGCAAAAAATCAAATATAGAAAAAATTATTTCTATAGAAAGTGATCCCGAATGGCATAATTTTTTAAAAAATAAAATTCCAAAAACTGATAAAATAAATTTTATTTATTGTGATATGAAAACTAAACCTAAAACTTGGGGAAATCCTGGGGAAGGTTCTACTTTCGAAGATTGGGAAAATTATTCAAATCAAGCCAAACATGCTAAAGATATAGAGTTAATATTAATAGATGGTAGATTTAGAGTTGCTTGTTGTTTAAAATGTTTTGATCATATTAGTGAAAATACAATAATTTTATTTGATGATTTTTTAGTTAGAAAACCTTATCATATAGTTTTAGATTATTTTAAAATAATTGAATATACAACTGATAAAAATATGGTTGTTTTAAAGAAAAAAAATGTTCCATCCCCTACTATGGATATAATTTCTAAATATGAAAAAAAAAAAGGTTGATTAATAATATATGTTTAGCAGAAAAGCAAAAAAATACAGTAGTAAGAAAAAAAGTAAAAAAGTGAAAAAATTATACCTTAAAAAATTAATGTCTGATGAAGAAATAGCAGCCAAAGAAAGTCAGTATTTTGATAAATTTGATAAAGTTATAAAATCTAATATTGACGTTTACTATAAAGAAAATGGAAAAGATATTCTATTAGCTAAATTTAGGAAAAAAGTAATTCCTAAATCCCTAACTAAACTTATTATGCCTAACCTAAAACAAGCTGCCAAAAGAGTTCACGATAATCGTGGACCCGCCGCAGGACCATTAGATAGGAAAAAAGTTCCTGTTTATGTTGATTTCGATAAAATCGAAAAAAGAAATACTTATAGATTATATGGTTATTATTCTAAAAAAAATAAAAAATTTGTAAAAAACTATATTGGAAATGAAGCACAAAGTAATATTATAGGGTATTTTGATAGACCAGACAGAAATACTTTCACTAAAAATTTACCTTGTCGTTTAACTTCCTTTAATGCTAATCAACCTGAAAAATTCGAAAAAGTTATCCCTTTTCTGAAAGCTGCTGATAGAATGTTTAATAAATTAGTACCTAAACAATATAAGAAACAATTAGAAAGAGCACAACAAACTAAATTCGTAATAGAAGATACTGCGTTTAGCACTATAACTATTAACTATAATTGGAGGACTGGATTACATAAAGATGCGGGAGATTACCCAGAGGGATTTGGGAACTTATTAGTGTGTGAGGAGGGAAAATATGAGGGGGGTTATTTAGGGTTTCCCCAATTTGGGGTTTGTTTTGATGTAAGAGAAGGTGATTTTTTGGCGATGGATGTTCATCAGTGGCATAGTAATACGAAAATTAAGGGGAAAACTAAAGATTTTACAAGATTATCAATTGTTTGTTATTTACGAAATAATATGATTAAATGTAAATAAAATTTTAAAATTTAAAAAATATATTCCTAAATTACATTATATGTATATTAGAAATTTATTAAAACCCGACGTTTCTATTATTGGGGCTGGTATTATAGGCAATTCT